GATTTCTCCAGTGACAGTTAAAGTAGAAGGGTTAGTACCTAGTTCTACAACAACCCCACTGGCATTTTCAGTAAATAACCGCTTGTCTGTGACGTTTACAGCCAACTCCCCTTGTACTAAATCACCAGCGGTAGGAATAGCTGTAGTTGTTGAACTGTTCTTTGTAATAATTTTAGTAGCCATTAGTATGTTCCACCGTTGAGTGTTCCTGTAGTAATGTTATCTGCATTTAAAGTTGAAGAGGCTGTTAATTTAGTTGCAAGTGAGTTGGTTACAGTTGTAGCAAAATTAGGATCATCCCCTAAAGCAGCCGCCAGTTCATTTAAAGTATCCAGTGTAGCTGGGGCTGAATCAACTAAAGCAGCCACTGCCGTACTAACTTCACTTGCTGCGTTTGCTGCGCTGGTTGCTGCTGAAGTAGCGGAGGATGCTGCTGCAACTTCAGAAGCCGCTGCGTTAGTCGCCGAAGCACTTGCTGAAGAAGCAGAAGAACTAGCAGCAGTAGCGGAAGTAGTCGCTGTAGTTGCAGAAGCACTGGCTGAAGAAGCAGAAGCAGCCGCTGCTGTTTCTGATGCAGAAGCCCCTGTTGCCGCTGTGGTTGCTATTCCTGCCTGTGTAGTTGCAGTAGTTGCGCTTGCTGCTGTAGATATAACGTCTGCCGCTGTAGAAGCTGCGTTAGTTGCTGTTGTTGTTGCGTCTGCCGCAGTTAAGGCAGCGTTGGAAGCAGCGGAAGACGCGCTTGTAGCCGCTGCCGATTGGGAAGCTAAAGCGTCTGCCGCCGAAGCACTAGCATTTACAGCTTGTGTAGTAGCAATACTGGCTTGTGTAGTAGCTGTTGCAGCCTGTGTAGTTGCCGTTGTTGCCTGTGTAGTTGCTGTAGTTGCACTAGTTGCTGCGGCTGACGCAGACGCTGTAGCTTCATTTGCTTTAGTTGTTGCAATACCTGCTTGAGTAGTGGCTGTAGTAGCCTGAGTAGTTGAGGTATTTGCATTCGCTGTGGTCAACGCCACATTAGCTGCTGTAGTAACTACGTCTGCCGCCGTTAAAGCAGCATTAGTAGTTGTTAAAGAAGCATTGGAATTAGTTGTAATAACATTAGCTGCTGTAGAAGCAGCGTCTGCCGTTGTAGTAACTACGTCTGCATGTGTTAATAAAACGTCAGCGTGTGTTAGGGCTACGTCAGCGGAAGTGACTGATTCACTTGCTGCCGCTGCAATCGCTGAAGCATTTGCTTCGGCTGCCTTGATTGTGGCTAGTTGGGCTTGTTCCGCTACATAGCTTGCATAAGCGTCTGTGCTTGAACCCCCAGCGCCACCTGCTCCTCTGTATAACGGCATGTTACCCTTCCCTTCTCAATAAGTATTAGAAAAGTAAAAGGGGGCCATTGCTGACCCCCAGATACAAGGGTTTTATGCGTTTACTGCAAGTACAAACCCTGCTTCAGGTCGTATAACCTTAGTGCCGTACAGCATGTCAGCAGTATACAGAGTACCGAGGAACTCTTGCTTGTACTGAGTCTGTGAACGAACACCCATTTGTTCCGCAAGAACTGAAGAATCCTTGTGAACAAACAAAGCGCCTCGAACAGCACCACCAGCAGCGTTTTCAGCCGCAGTTTCAATAACTGGGCAGTTGCTGGTTACAAAGATATCAACGCCGTACAGGTTACCCAATTTGCCGTTGACAACCGCACGACCTTCAACAAAATCAGAAGACACATAACGCTGTATGCCCATGATTGCATTACGCAGTGAAGGAGGAATAACAAAAGAACGATTATCCATAGGGACATCGTTATCGTCCATCAACTGAATAAGTTTACGGAAACAATCGTCAGTAAAAACATCAGCACTAGCTACAGTGTCAACAGCATAAGCCGTAAGGCCGGTCGTTGCGTCACAATAGTAAGTAGCGGAGTTAGTCCAGTCAGAACCGTCACCGTTACCAAAAGACTTACCCAAAGCAAACAAATCATCGTCTACTTGTTTAGCCAAGCCATAACCAGCGTCACCGGTATAGAACTGACGTAAAGAAGACAGTGCTTGAGTTTCGGTAATATCTTCGATAATGCGTGAGTATTCGTAGTGCTTGTTGATGGTAACAATGATTTCACTTTCTACTGCGTTTTGTACAGTAACTGCTTGGTTTTCGACTTTAGCAGTTGCAACGCCACGGGTAGGAGCAGGAATATGAATGGTGTCGCCTTTCTTTCCTTTCATTGACATTTTCTTGATTAGCGGAGCCAAAACAAGATTTTTTTGATAAGCAGCAATAATCTCATCACTCCAAATTTCAGGAATGAAAGTCGATGCGCTTGTGTTATCTACAAACCCGCCAGTTGCGGGAAAAGTTGAAGTAGCCATAATATAATTTTCTCAATAATAGATTTAGGATTTTACCCTGCCTTCTGCATACGCTTTCATAATTTCATCTGAAAGTGCAGCATACCGGTCAGGGTCAGTTCTCATAAGTTTAATAATGTCTGCTCTTCGATAGATTTTTCTTGAAGCGGCTTCAGTGCTTCCTGTAATATTCCCAGTAGACGCTTGTTTTACAGCCTTACTTCTTGTTTGTTTTTCAGCGGATACGGTTTGATGTACTATCCCTTGACGTTCTTTCCATGTAGTAAAAAGTTCATCTGCGGCTTCGTAATCGTACTGCTTATCTGCCTGATAAAACAACTGAGTCCTGATTTTAGAGTTTTTTACCCACTCACCAAAAGACGGCGTAGATAATATTTCAGCCATATCGGGGTGTTTCTGCTGTAAGACATGCAAAGCATTGTTCTTAATTAATTGTGTATTGAACTGCTCTGCTTGTTTTACTTTAGGGTGGTTATCAATAGCCCTTTGTACTGCTTTTTCAGGATCAGAAAAAAAGTCTATCTCATCTTCAGTTTCTTGTTTTGTTTGATTAGAAGCCGATGTGGATGTGAGTTGAGTTTGTATGTACTGATCAACAACCCTCCGTAAATCCCCTACTTCAGCACTTTGACGACCCAATAGCTTTTCAGCTTCTTGGTGCATTCTGACAATGTCTTGTATAGACTTGCCTGCGTACTTATCTGGAATTTCCTGTTCTTGAGCAGGTTCCTCAGTAAACTGAGCCTGTTCTTGAAATTGGTTGTTATTTTCTTCTTCAGTCGTTGAACTGTCATCATCTACAAGTATAGCTGCCATCATTAAACTCCGTACTTTATCGTATTATGGAGGAAAGTTTATTAGGGAAGAACTCCAATTAAGAGTTTGTCTTCCTTTCGTGTTGGATTTGTTTCTGTCTGTTTTTGGCCCACTTCATGGTAGCGCCGGGAAAATCTCCGGAAATAGCATCAAGTTTGGCTCGAACAGGAGAAATAATCCGTTGTGCTGTATTAGCACATGAACCGCAAGGATGCTCAGTTACGTCAGAGGAGACATAAGCCTCAGTAACGTGATTGTCTGAACATTGAAAATCAAAAAGTAACCGCATACTTAAGCTACTTCTTCTATTTCAGCTTCTTCTTGCTGTTGCCTTAGAGCTTCAAGTTGATTCTCTAAATTTAGTAGGTTAGCCAGTACCAGTAGTTGACCTTTTCTTTGAAATAGGTCTTCTTTGTCTTTTACTGTTTCTACTGAGTTAATATGGTGTGCATTAGCGGTTAAATCTTTCATTAAGTATGACCAACCATCAGAAAGAAATAAATCTTTCATTGCATTGTAATACTTTTCAAATTCAACCTTCTGTGCGTCTACAGTCATCTGTTTTTCCTTTATTGGACAGTGTTTTTATTGTAAGTTACCTTACAGGTATATTATACCATATTTTAAGACAAATATCAAGTCTTTTTATTATTTTTTTTAAGGTTTTCTAATTCTGACCTAAGTGCCGTAACTTCTTTGTTTATGGCTTCAAATGCTTTATTTATTTGATCCATTGCCGTTTTAAAGTCTCTATCGTTTACCATTCTCTTTTATCCTAAGTTAAAGTGGTAGTTCTTGTTGTGGTTGTGGAATTTCAGGGGTTGAGGGAGGTTCAGGCATAGTACGTTGATTTTGTAACCTTACAACTTGTTCTTTAACCCTTAAATCTTTTTGTTTTAGTTTTAAGTCTGCAATTTTTAATCTACGTTCAAATTCCTTATCGTCCTTTGTACCAACTTGTAAATTAGAAGTTACAGCCTTCATTTTTTGTATTTCAAGTTCCTGTGGTATTGCGGCGGCTTCAGCCTTAATTTTCTCTGCCCTAGCCATAGACTCTGCGGCTTGGCCGTTAAGCGCGTCTGTTTGTGACTGCTGAAAAGCAACCTGAGCTTGTTGAGCAGCCTGAGCAGCCTGTTGTGCTTCTGGAGTAGGTTGTGCTGCTTGTTGTAGTATTTTAATTAATTCTTCTCTATTTGAAATATTCATGTTGTTAATAATTGCTTCAATCAATGCAGGGTAAGCAGGCGATTCCGGAGACATTGTTTGCATTAATTGAACTAATTGAGTAACTTCGTATTCTCTAGCCATAATACCTAAAGTAGAAGAGGCACTAAATTTGTAGTCCGTTGCTTTATAAGTATCTGGGTCAAACTGCATGTAGCGATAAGCGGCTTTTTCAACAAACGGAATAAGAAAAGCATCCTGAAAATTAATTAAAGTTCGTTTGTGCCGCTTAATAATAGCCCCTAAACTCATGGAAATACCGGCAGCAGTGGCTTCTCCGCTAATTTGACCGCCTACCCCCGTTGAGTCAACGGCCCCAGTAGAGGTCTGTACCATTTGTTGTAAGGCATCAGCCTGTGCAAAGGTTATTTGACTAACTTGACCAAAATTAAACGGATGTAGTATTTCTCTTGGGTCGCCGTTAGTTAATAAGAGCTTTCCGGGGGCTATCTCTGGCCGTGAACCCCTTGGTATGCGTGTAGCGTCCATAGCCATCATTGGGTGTACTGTAAGGCCCAATGCGTCAATTCGTGCCCTAATCTCAGCGTCCAATGCTTTTTGACTATTGTAGCCTTTTTCACAGACACCACGGCCCCAAAAACGGCCCGGAACTACGTCCCAAGGAAAGGCAACAATAGGACGATCTTGCATCATAAATGGGTTTTCTTCTGCCTTTAAGCAGACACCACCATTGGCTAAAATAACAATGGCTTCAACATAATAACTATCTTCGTTGTCTTCTTCTTCAAGTAGTTCTATTTCTTCTTCATTTTCTTCTTCTGAACGTTCTTTAAGTTCTTTGTTTAATAAATGTCTTGGTACTAAACCATAGTATTTTGTTAAACGAACTTTATCGTCCGTAAAGGTGGTTAAATCTTGATCAGGTTCAATATCAAAGTCAGGAGCTGCTGTCCCTACATAAACATCACGGTATACACCACTTTCCTGAAGAATTTCTACGCTATGCCTAGAAACAAACATATCAACTGCAACGCCCAAAGCGTCTTCTATTGACGTAGCCACGGGGTCAATTAAAAAGTTTTGAGGCATAATTGGTTGAAGGCGGCAAACTGTACGTTCTTTAATTTCAACGCCTACGGCTTGCATACCGCCGTCCATAAGTGGCTGTGTAGCCGGTATTCTTTCTTTAATTTCTTCCAGTACAATTTCACCGATACCGTTACCAAATACGGCGGCGTTGATTAGACACTCAGCTACTGATTTTCTTACTTTGGTTTTATGAAAAGATTCGTGTAGTTTATTACGAAGATATACAATGTCTTCTTTTTCTGGATCGTCCATGTCGTCAGTCATTGTAAACCAAGTACCACGGCCAAACGTAGCTTCTTCTACTTCAGCTACTGAAGATTCTACTGCTTGTTGCAAAGCAGGTGAAATAATTTTAGATCGTTCGGAAGCTCTAGTAACGTCTGCTCCGTCCCAAATACCTCGCCATAAGCGGTAATATTCATCGTGCTTTTGGCTGTAATTGGCTTCGTAATGGTCTCGCCAAGTATTACATTTATTTATGACCCAATCAGACAAGGATTCCTGTATGCTTAATACGTTTAATTCGCCTTCGTTGTAATCTTTCATGTAATATCCTTAATAGCCAGCTACGGAATCCATAGCAGTAAATTCATCAAGTTCTTCAAAGTTACCTGCATAGACAACCTTAGCCAATTGATCTATGTAAGAAAGAGCATCAACTAAGTCATCGTGGGTCAAAGCATCTGGGAATTGAAACAATTCGTCTAAAAACTGTGTATTCCATTCTGCTTTCTTAACGGTAATTAAACCATGCTCAAAACGTCCCTGTAATGCCCACATTATCCTGTCTGTTTTCTTTTGATTTCCATGTGTTAATTCTTCGACTCTAAAAAAGAAACTTTGTCTTTTCATCATGTCAGTCAACGGAGACATAACAGCTTGTTTAGCTATTCCTCTTTCTATTCCTACGCTAATTGGCCTATAGTCTTTAACGGCTTGAAATATCTTTAAGGCGGTTTCCTCTAAAGTCCACCTACCGTATATCATGTTTTCAATAAACCAACCGTTTTCATTGACGTAAACAACGGCAATAGCTGTATTGTCCAATGTACTTTTTTTAGTTTTCTTTTTATTTACTTCTAAAAACCCAGCGGGGTCTATGGCTATAAAATAATCCCCAGCTTCCTTTGGTTTTTCTTCGGCAAATTTAACCCAATCTTCCTTAAACATTTCTGAACCCATAGCTTCAAAGGAAGCCATAAATTCCTGTCGAAACGCATAGGAAGACATAGATTTTTTAGCTGCATTAATTTCTTCTGGGTCTAATAATGGATTATCATAACTAGTAAAATGCCAACCTGTATAAGCAGTGTCGTCGCCTAATGTAGCGTACTTATATAAATCATAAAAATGATTACGCCCCATAGGAGTACCAATGAATAAAGCCTTACCCTTTTGGTCTGCCAAAGCAGGTCTAAGTATCTGTTCCCATACGTCAGGTCTAATGTCTGCGTATTCGTCCAGAACTAGAAAAGCTAAAGACACACCCCGCATAGTCTCAGGTCTGTCTCCGCCTTTAAGGCTTATAGTTGCCCCATTGATAAGCTTTATTTGTAAATTATTAATGTGGCTTGACGTTATGACTGGTTGACCTAACTCCATCAAGGTTTCCCACATAATGTCTCTGGCTTGACCTTGGGTTGGGGCAACGTAGAAGACAGTACCTTTATTGGTTTGTAAGGCGTTGACAATCAACAACCAAGCGGCTAACCTTGATTTACCTGTACGTCTACCTGCGGCTACTATCTTGAATCTAGCTGGATCTTCCCAGACTTCCTGTTGCCAAGGTAGTAACTTTACGTCTAAGTCCATTAATAAGTCCAGATAACTGGTGTAGTGGCCCTAGTGTCTACATGTACAAAGGTCTTGGCTATGCCTATCCCAGTAAACCCTAATGATATTGCATGTTTAACAATCAAGTATTTTTGTTCACCGTTTCTTACTGCAATGTCAGCCGCTATACCTAACGTATGTTGACCCTTAGAACCTTCCGGTTTATTGACTTCTGCACTATGCTTTGGATCTCTGTAACCACTGGTAATAGTAAATGGAAAGTTACATAAATGACGTAAATGATCTAATCTCGTTACGAATGTAGGGGATATCCTATTGGCATTAGTCTCCTTACAGGCAAACTCATCCAAAGTAAAGTATTTATAGTCAGGCATCCTCTATTTCCCCTTCAATGGTGTTGCCACCTACGATTGTAGTTTCTCCGCCAACACCGGTAATGGAAATAGACACACTATTCCTACCCCCACTAGCTTTATCCTTTTCAAAGTAACTAATTGGCAACATCCTGTCCATTATTAACTTCCAAGCCGCTGCCTGATTCTTATGGTCATTGTCCAATGCAGCATCAAATATAGACTCTAAGACCTTATTTGACTTAGGGGAAGCCAACATCCTAGCTTTATATTCATTGATAACTGAGGCATCACCTTTGGGCCTGCCCATGACAGACCTATTACCTCTGGTTTTACTACTAATTTCGTTCTTTGAGGGCCTACCTCTTTTTTTTGGAATAGGTTTGGGCTTAGTAATTAAGTCTTCTGGGGTCATGTAGTTGCCTTAAGTATAACATAAGATTACTTTATAAGACTTTGAGAATTATTCTTTGATTATCAATCTAAATAATCTTATTTCTCTTTAGCTTACGCTTATATTATACCATATTTTTAAACAAAAAGCAATAGGTAACCAAAAATAAA